GGTGTAGTAAGCAAAGAGCAGAAGGAATGGATCAAAGATTTAAACGATAGGGGGTATTATGCTACATATTGTAAAGGCGTGGAAGCGACAATAAAAGTAATTGATGACTATTTCGCAAATAAGATATAACCATTGGCGCAAAATCGCGTTATCACTAACCGCAAACACCTTTGAAGCGGATGACTTACTGCACGACACCATTAGCCGCATCCTCGAAAATGACATTTCGCACGTTAAAGATATTGAAGCGTACGTTGCCCACGCGATTCGAATTGCTTATTACTCCAATCGTTCATCGTATCACAACCTATACCGGAAGCATTCAGAACTTTACGCAGACATTACCGATGAGCATCTTCAAAATATGGCGGTTGAATCGGTGTGGATGGCAGATAGGTTAACGAACGAACAGTTAGACATTTACATTAGTAGGTTGCCATTCTTTGAGCGTGAGGTGTTTTACTTGTATGCGCTCAACGATTTTAGTTACGATCATTTGAGCCGTGAGACAGGCATCCCAAAAAGCTATTTATATCAAACAGTGAAATCAGCAAAAGACGAATTAAGAAAATCAATAATTAGGTTATGAATAACATTTTAGAAATGGCCAATAAACGAATGGCCACTTGTATCGAATGCCCAGCGTACCACGCAACAACGCGAACTTGTGGAACACCACTCAACAAGATGAATCCACTTGGTGAAACAATGACCATTGAAGGAGTTACATTCAAACCCTGTGGATGTTTTCTCGATGTCAAAACAAAAATGACTTTGAGCGATTGTCCTGCAGGAAAGTGGGAGAAGATTGTCGATGGTTCGTTAATGCAAGATGCTCAAACGCTTCTTTTCAATGCTAAAAAGAACGGTGCGTTAAATAATGATGAGCGCACATTACTCGCTCGGTTGAAATCTTTGATGACAGGACGTAATGAAAAGGTAACGAGCTGCGTTAGTTGTGTGAATCAAACCATTGCGGAACTGAACAAACAACTAAAAAGAGAGGAAGTGCTACAAATAGAAGAAGTACAACCCATTCAACCCAAAAAACGTGGACGAAGAAGAAAACAATCTTGACTATGAATCTGCTTCTTTTCTTTTTTATCTGCTATATGGCGATCGGCTTATTACTTATTGGCTTGATGAGTCTGATGTTCCTAAATCGAACATTACGTTTTTCTCGTAACAATTTTGTAGGTGGAATTGTTACGGCAGTTTTTTGGTTACCAATTTTAATTTACTCTTTGATTGTTGAAAAGTGAATGTAACTACACTTGACTTTCATTTTATATTTGTTGCGTTCAGTTAAACCATAGCATTCCCCCTTTGATTTTGGTAACTGAACATTATCTAAATCATTGGGGGATTTTCTTTTAATGGCGGTGCGAATACGCTTGGTTAAAAGGAATATGCGTTACAAGGGGATGATGGCACAGCGCAGCGGTAGCATAAAGGACAAAGCCGCAAGACCATCACGAGAGCCGACTATCTCGTTAAAGTAGTGTCCAGGTCAAAGGTCAGCGGTGACACTTTGAAACTTGAAAGCGAAAGGACTCATTCGACGGATTGAATGACTTTTAAGCTAAGAGAGTGAATGACAACTGATATTAAAGTCAGTTAGGATATTCTCATTCTCTTTATGCTCAGGATCTATTCTCTGGATTAAATATTATTACTACTAACTAATTAAAATAAACTACATTTGCTACATATAAAAAAATATGAATAAAATCTCAAAGATTGAATATGTACCGATTTGGAAAGTAAAAAACAATCCAAACAATCCTCGTTTGGTTAAAGATGATAAGTTTAAAAAACTAGTCAAATCAATCCAGGATTTTCCTGAGATGTTAGATAAGCGACCAATCATTGTCAATGAAGATATGATTGTCTTGGGAGGTAATATGCGATTAAAAGCATGTAATGAAGCTGGATTGAAAGAAATTCCAGTCATCGTTGCTAATTGGACAGAAGAACAAGAAAGACAATTCATTATTAAAGATAATCTTGGTTATGGCGAATGGGATTGGGAGATTATAGCCAATGAATGGGATGCAGATGAATTGAATGATTGGGGATTGGACATTCCCGATTTCGTACCAACGGTTGAACTGGATGCAGTGGAAGATGACTTTGATGTTCCAGAAGGTGGAATTGATACTGACATTGTATTGGGAGACCTATTTGAGATAGGCGAACACCGTTTGTTGTGTGGGGATAGTACTCAAACAGATACATTTGAAAAGTTAATGCAAGGGGAGATGGCAGATATGGTTGTTACCGACCCTCCTTATAATGTAGCTTATGAAGGTGGTACAAAAGAAAAATTAACAATTGCTAATGACTCAATGTCAAATGATGATTTTTATAAGTTTCTTTATGATTTTTATTCTGCTCTAACAACCGCAGTAAAAAAGGGTGGTGCAATATATGTGTGGCATGCTTCTTCCGAAGTTATTAATTTTGCTAAAGCGATGGTTGATGCTGGGTGGTTATTAAAGCAACAATTGATATGGGTCAAAAATTCAATGGTAATGGGTAGGCAAGATTATCAATGGAAGCATGAGCCTTGTTTGTATGGATGGCTTGATGGCGCAAGCCACAATTGGTATTCAGATAGAAAACAAACAACCGTAATAGAATGGGATAAACCATTAAGGAACGGAGAACACCCTACAATGAAACCTATTGGATTATTTGGATATCAAATAGAAAACTCATCAAAAATAGGAGATATTGTAATTGATGCATTTGGAGGAAGTGGAACTACAATCGTAGCTTGTGAGCAATTAAAAAGAAAAGCAAGAGTGATTGAATATGACCCAAAGTATTGTCAAGTAATTGTGGATAGAATGAAAAAACTTGATCCATCATTAGTAATAAAAAAGAATGGCCAGGTTATATGAATAAAAAAAGGGAGCTAATGGCTGCTCCCATAAAATTTATATTTTTATCACTCCGTTGAATGATGATTCAAATATAATATAAAACAGGGAAAAAGCAAGGAAATGGCAAATAAAAATGCAATACCGCCTGAAAGTGGAAAATTCAAAAAAGGACAGTCGGGAAATCCAAATGGAAGACCAAAGAAACTTCCGCACTTAGATGAATTGTTATCTAATATTCTTGGAGAAGAAAAGGATGGAATAACAGCCGCAGAGGCAATATTAAAAGCATTACGCGCTAAAGCTGCCAAAGGTGATATAAGAGCCGCAGAAGTATTGTTAGACCGCGCGTATGGTAAACCAAAACAAACAACGGAACTGACTGGAACCAATGGCGATCCAGTTCAAATAATAATATCAGATAAGTTATAATAATGGGTTATAGATGTACACTTTGTTCAAATGACCGACCTGGTTATGAATTACCTCAATGGTTCAAAGATAAATATCAAGATTATTTTTTCTTTCCTGACGGATTGACAATCTACACGAAATTTGAACGAAAGTTTTATGATAATGAATTTTTTGAAGATTATCAAAAGGCAATGATTGAGAGTGGATTCTTTCATAGTGAATATACAAAAATGCATTTAGCGGTACTTGGTGAAGATGGTGCTATATTTAGAGTGGTCATTAACAAAGATAAAATCAACTATGATTATTTAGATGATTATCTTACAACCGCTGGAATTTTAACTTATATGAAATGAAAATATGATGTACCAATAAATATATAAACTATGAAGGCAACCATTACATTTGATTTAAATGATGCGGAAGATATCGCCAAACACAAGCTATTCACTCACCTGGATACCATCACTTTTCTAATTTGGAAAATGGATGAAGATATGAGGCGCTTGATTAAGTACGATGAGACAAAAAGCGAGGACTATAAACAGGCGTGTGAAGATATGCGGCAGAAGTTACGCGACTATCTAAACGACCATTCATTATCATTTGAACTATTTAACTAATGGAAAATAAAGAAGTAAACCAACAAGCGCATTCAGCGTTCACCATCGCGGTTTTATTCGGGATGTGGTTACAACAAAAGGAGCAGCGCAAGAGATTAGCAAAATCAAAAATCACCGAACTTTACTCCGAATGGATCACCGAACTTTCCAAGAAATATGAAGATTAAATTAGACCTATCCCCCGAACTGATAACCGTTGGCCAGTACGTTGGATTCGCAACCAATGAAGGCGATTTAGTGAACCAAGTACAAGCCATAACAAAGTTACCACGCGCTCAAGTGTTGATGCTCACACCAACGCAAATGAATGAGATTAAGACAGCGTTTGAGGAAGCGTTGAATGGCATTCCATCGAAGCACGTTCCAAAGTGGAATCGATATGGATTCGTTCCTGATATTAACTCCATTACGTTTGGCGAATGGTTGGATTTAGATTCGCATTGTAACGAGTTCCCAAAACAACTGAACAAACTACTCGCCATCCTATTTAGACCGCGCAAGAATGAAATCATTAACCGCTATGAAGTAGAAGATTACGATTCGAATATTCATTTGAAAAACGCAGACGATTTTAACGATATGCCTTTGATGATAGCAAATGGGGCGATGGTTTTTTTTTCGAATATCGAAAAAGAATTGTTGATTCGTTTCCAAGAGTATTCAGACAATCAGATGATGACGGAACTGAAGAAGGCGATCTCGATGATGCAGGAAGCGTTACAGCAACAAGCGAATTAAGTTCGAATTACGGATGGTTTCACGTCATCGAGGAACTTGCCGACCGCGATGTAACTAAATTTGACAAGATTGTCAAGACACAAGCATCAACGATATTCGCGCATTTGAGTTACAAAATAGATTACGCACAATTTCAAAAGCAATTACTAACTAAAAAATAGCGGTTTCGCTACATATAGATATGAGCGCATCTTCACTTTACACTTACAATGTAATCATCGGTAAATTAAAAGAGTTTGCCACTAACCACGCATTAATAAAAAAGTTCACGCACGGACAAATCGCACAAGCTGATTTGGAAAAGGAAGATGAATTTCCATTTATGCACGTTGTACCCAATCAATTTAGCATCGATGCAGGACAATTGACCTATTCGCTCGATATCTTCTTTGCTGACCTTCCACGCGACAAAGAACTAAAAACTGAATACCAACGCTACTCGATTAGTGATTGCGTGTTGTTATTCGCTGACCTTGTTAACGAAATCGAGAATGGACAAATATTCGATGAGTCAGTGATTATCACCAAGCCAATTACCTTTACTCCATTCATCGAAGAATTTAGCAATGTGTTAAGCGGTGTTCAAGGCACTATTGACATCACAGTTGATTACGAATGGAACGCTTGCGACATTCCTTATATCGGTAACTAATGGCAAAGAAGGTACAATTTACAACCAATCAACCAAGTGCGACAACTGATTATTTAGCTGCCGACAACACTTGGAAAACAATACCCGGTGGAGGTGGGGGTAGTGGTATTCCAAAAGGAACAACAAGTGGAACGGACACATACACAACCACGATCAGTGGAGTAACCGCGTATAATGACGGAGATGCTTATTTGATTAGGTTCACCAATGGCAATACAACTGGATGCACTCTTAACATCAATTCGTTAGGTGCAAAAGATTTGTACCGAAACAACAATGGACTTTTAATTGGTGGCGATATCATTGATGGTGCTGAAATGTTTTGCATTTACAACACTACGCTTAATGGATTTCAAGTTATCGGTAGCGCACCCAATTCGCTAATTACCTACGTAACCAATGCGGATTCCGTTACGATTACGAAAGGCCAACCTGTTTACGCGTTTGGTGGAACTGGCGATAGATTAACGGTTAAACTTGCCTACAATACAAGCGATGCAACAAGTGCGCAGACAGTTGGATTGGTGTTGAGTTCATCCATTGCGGCCAATCAAAAAGGTCTGATAATGATGCAAGGTCAACTCGATGGCTTAAGCATTTTACCGACTTCCACTTACGCGGATGGCGATGCCATTTATTTAGGTGCAACAGCAGGAACAATTACGAATGTCAAACCATCCGCACCCAATCATTTAGTGTATTTGGGATTCGTTACAACGGCCAATAATGGAAGTGCAGGCCGTATGTATGTTCGTGTCCAGAATGGTTATGAATTACAAGAACTTCACAACGTAAAAATTACATCGGTTGCGAATAATGACATTTTAAAATACAATTCATCCAATTCACTTTGGGAAAACAGCAACGCATTAAGCACCAAACAAGATACGATTACAGGCGCGGCTTCAACGATTACAACGAGTAATTTAACAGGCAGTCGCGCATTAGTAAGTAATGGTGGTGGTAAGGTAGATGTGAGCGCAGTTACAACAACCGAACTCGGATATTTGAGTGCAGTTACTTCAGATATTCAAACTCAATTAAACGCTAAACAAGGAACGCTAACATTAACCACAACAGGAAATAGTGGTGCAGCAACTTTGGTAGGTAGCACTTTGAATATTCCGCAATATGCAGGTGCAGGAAGTGGTACATCTTTTATTGTTGGATTGAATGCTACTACTGTTGTAGCTCCAGCTACTACTAACTATACAGCTATTACTGGAGGTGGTTATGTGAATGCAGCTAATGAATTTCAGAGAATTTATGCAATGCCACAAACCTGCTCACTTAGTAGATGGTATGTACGCACATCAGCCACTCAGCCTGCAAGTGGATCTCTAGTCATTACGCTAAGACAAAATCAAGTAGATACAGCTCTAGCTATTACGATAGCTGCAGGTAGTGTGGCAGGTACTTATTCCAATACAGCTACATCAATAGCATTTAGTGCTGGAGATTTGGCAAGTGTAAAAGTTCAGAACAATTCAGCAGGTAATAGCGCACCAATCATTTCACTTTCAATAATGATAACAATATGAATTATACAATTACTGAAAAAGATAGCATCAATGAACTGACGATACCAACGGAAGGACAATGGGGCACTATTTGTTTTGCGTGGGAAGATTCGAATGAAGAATTCGTCAACGCTCTTAATACGAAAGGCATCGAAGTATTTGTTGAGTTGTTAATTGCTAATCCGAACACCGCTTATTTATTATTCGTCAATGGCTGATAGTCCACTAACATCGTTAATGAAGAAATTCGGCAAAGAGGTTGTCGAAAAGGCAATGCTTAATCTTGGTGTTTATCGTACCGTGAAAGGTAAAAAACGCAGGGCGGTTGCAAGTGATACACTTCGCAAATCGCTTTCATTTTATTACGATGGAAGGAGTAGTAAGATTCAATTCTTTGCCAAAGGTAAAGCGGCTGTTTACGCTCCAGTTGTTGAATATGGAAGGCGCAAAGGTGCGAAGATGCCGCCAATAGATGCAATCGTTGAATGGATGCGCATCAAACCAATTCGCGTTCGTGATGACAAAGGTAAGATAGTGAAACAAACTCCTTCGGTAGTTAGAAGCGCAGCGTACAATATCGCCAAAGGAATTTCAAAAAATGGAATTCCACCACTGTTTTATTGGCGCGATGCGGTTAATGATACAATCATTGAATTTAAATCTGAATTCGAAGAAGCATTAACGCGCGAAATCAATTTGGTAATAGAAGATAATTTGCAAAAGAAAATAAAGATATGAGTTATAATTCAGCAGTTACAGGACTAACGGCACAAGGCATTGATGATTTAACAGGTTTGTGTTATTCAAATAACGATGTATCGTTCACAATGACATCGAGCGAATTTGCTCAACCCAATTTTAAGTACATCGTTAAAATCACCGACAATAATACAACCGAAGAATATAAATTTTACATTGCGGCAAATGCTGTAAATAGTGGAGTGTTCAACGCTAAAACAATCTTCAACCAACTTGTAAATAATTCGATTGTTTATGATAATTCGGATGATGTTGTTTTGCAAACCGCAGCGCCAACACTGACGAGTAAAAATAATGTGAACTCATTTAAAATTGAACTTTATGAAGGTTACGATGTAGGGGGTGTATTTACTGAAGATATTAGCGTAGCAATCACATACAATCTAATGTGTATTTACGGAAT